GGTTCGTGATTATGCTGTGGTTAGTGGTTATGCTTGGGTTTGTGATTATGCTGTGGTTGGGGATTATGCTGTGGTTCTTGGTAATTCTGTGATTAGTTATTATGCTGTGGTTTGTGGTAATGCTTGGGTTAGTGATAATGCTGTGGTTCGTGATAATGCAATTGCAACAAAAAAAGTCATAACTTTTATAAATATTTACACCCTAACCATGACAGATAATCATATAAGATATGGGTGCATTCAAAAAACAATTGAGGAATGGAAGTTATTTTTAGATAGCGATGAAGTCATTGAAACAAAGAGAGATACTGATAAATTCAAAGCAATTGAAAGCACTTTGAGAGAGGCTATTAGTATGTGGGAAAACAATAAAGATTCTTAATTAAAAAACAAAATATCATGAAAGTAACATCGAGACAGATAAAAGAAGCGCTAACTAACCAGATGCAGATTAATAACGCAGATGAGCAATCAATATACGATTGCATCAGGGAACAAGCAGGCGCGGCCATCGACATGGCTGGAATTAGAAAATCCCAAGAGTATTTCACAAAAGCGGATTGGAGGAGCGTTTACAAAAACATAAAAAAGATACTTGAAGACATGAACAATTAATTAACAACCCGTCCCCGGCTAATAACCGGGACTAAAAAACAAACGATATGAAAAAATACAATTATGTTTATGATGGCGCCCCAATAAGCAAGCGTCAATTTGAAAGCGAAGTTCCAGAAAATTGGCAAGAAGAAGTGGACGAATATGGAACTTACAGTTATGGATCATATAGCGCTAACGAACTGGACTGGACGGGGGAGGAATAAAATAAACTAAAATAAAAAACATGAAAAGACAAGATGTTTTAACGATTTTGGAAGGGAAATCGTTCGTGAACAAAAGAACAAATTATTATCATACGGCGATATTGGCTTGTACAAATCCCGGCAAAAAGTTTTATTGTGGGAAGCGCTCTGGTATAAATCGGTATGCAACGACTATTAGTTGGCAATGGGATTTAGTTGCTTTATTTAAGCGATTGGGCTTTGTCGATTATGAGGTAGGAAATGATGCACCTAGAAATGGAAAACAAGGGGATTTTGTAATTGTAAATGAAGACAAATGACTGAAAAAGAAAAACAAGAAAAAAGATATGCGCGGTTGTTAAGAACAACTGATTTGTGTACATTAGGAGCCTCTTTATTTATAAGAGGTGGTAAAAAGGTAAGCATTGATGCTTTGTCTAAATATAGACAGGATATTTTATTTGCTTTGTTGAAGCGGTTTAGCATTGATCCAATGGAAGAACGGATTTCTAAAAAAGGTACGTTCTTCGTGTCATTGCAACAAACAGCAATGGAAGATTATTTAGACACAATACAAGAATAAAAACTAAAAAATACTATTATGAAACTAGAAAAAAAAGTACACGCAGTGAATGAAGTTCAACGATTATTAAAAATGAACTACGATCACATTATGCCACAATTAGAAAAATTTGTAGGTAAAAAAATTAGATTACAAACAAGTAGAAAAGCCGCGCAATTCAAAATTGACTTCTTGGATGAAAAGCCAAGAGGATTTGAAGGGGAGTATGCTACGATCAATAACATGGATATCTACTTTACTTATACTACGATATGGTTAAAGATTAAGATCCGTTTTAAAGATACGGGTGTGAGTTGCTTTTATGAAAGCGATAGCATATACATCGGGGAAATGGACGGGTTTAATTTGAAATCAGTACGTACAGAAGAATACGAACCTCTCTTTTATGATGTCTCACAAGTGCAAGCAGATTTAAAGCGCAAAGAAGAAGTGGAAAAAGAACTTATGGATGTATCATTTAAAGTACGCAACTTCACGCATCTTTATTAGGTTTCATAATTAGAATTTAATATATTTATATATGCAAGCAAAACAGGTCCAATACAAGAACACAGGGCAGTTGGCTATTAAGATCACTGTTGGAATTGATCCGTCCGCTGTTTCTATTTTAAAAACAATTACAGGATGTAAAAGACATTCTAAGGGATATTGGACCTGTTTGCTTTCCTACAAAAATGCCCAAATTTTATTGGATAATGGATTTGAATTATGTGATAAAATTAGCACCTACCTTTCCAACAAGCCCACCGAACTAAAAATTCCAAAAGTAAAAATTAAAGGATTACAAGGAACTCTTCGTAAGTACCAACAGGAAGGTGTTGCTTTTATTGAAATGATGAATGGTCGTGCATTAATCGCAGATGATATGGGATTAGGTAAAACGATTCAAGCAATAGCATATTTACAATTACATCCAGAAACACGCCCGGCACTTATCATTGTACCCGGATGCGTAAAATATAAATGGGAACGTGAGATTATAAAATGGATTCCCAATCCCGGAAAGATTCAAATCTTGTCTGGGCAAACTCCGTCTAAACGTATTCATGGTGACATCGTAATTGTCAACTATGATATTATATACTATTGGAGAATGCTTTTATACAAAGCTGGCTTCAAAATAATGATCGCCGATGAAATCCAATACTTTAAAAATAATTCCGCTAAAAGAACAACTGTCATCAAACGAATAGGAAAAAAGACAAAAAAACTGATTGGATTATCTGGTACGCCTATTGAGAATCGGCCTATGGAATTATTCAATTTTGTCAATATGTGCGATGCAAAACTATTTCCAAATGCCTTTTCTTTTGGTATGACTTATTGTGCCGGATATCATAATGGATATGATTGGGTTTTTTCCGGTGCTTCTAACTTGCCGCAATTAAATACTATTTTGAGAAAGCATATTATGATTAGGCGTTTAAAAAAGGACGTCCTAAAAGAGCTACCAAATATAAATTATTCCGTTATTCCTGTCCTTTTAGACAATAAAAAAGACTACGACATAGCAAAGTCCCAGTTTATTACGTTTGTCAAAGAATCAAGAGGAAGTAAGTCCTCTGGCGCGGATACAAGAGGTGAAACATTGGCGCAACTAACTGCGCTCAAAAAGATGGTAGGCGTTGGAAAGATTCCGTCTATTATAGAATGGGTGGATGATTTTTTACTAACAGGTGAAAAACTTGTTATTTCTGGATGGCATAAGGATGTTTTAAAAGTTCTATATGCACACTACAAAAAAATATCTATCCTTATAGATGGTTCTGTTTCAAACAAAGATGTTTTAGCAGAGCGATTTCAAAAAGAAAATAACCTAAAACTTGCTATTGTTAATATGAAAGCTGGTGGGGTAGGTATTGATTTATTTGCCGCAGCTTCTATATTAGTCGTTGAATACCATTGGACACCAACAATGCTTGATCAGGTTATTGCCAGAATACACAGAATGGGGCAGAAAAGAAAAGTAAATGCCTATTATATGATAGGATTAGATACAATAGAAAACAAACTTATTTCCATGCTTGATAAGAAAAAGAATATTATTAGTCAGGCTATGGATGGAAAACAAGTTGAAAGCAATATTTTAATAAATGATTTAATTGATTTTATGTTAAATGAAAAATAATAAAATTATGGAAATGCAGACTGATTTAATTTACAACCGGGCGTGGTCATTTCACAGGACTACGGGAATAGAATTAAAAGATTTAATATCACAAGCAACTTTAATTTATTTAGAAGCAGAAAAAGAGTTTGACCCAAATAAAGGAATCTCTTTTGTGACATTTGTTTACACTTGTTTAGATCAAGCATTGATTGACTATTGCGAAAAAACAAAGAAATTAAAAATAATTGATTTAAAGGGGCACAAGTTAGATTGGTTACAGACAACTTTCACGGAAACAAATACAAGTTTTACTTTGAATATGTCTCGGTTTTCCGGGGATGTAAAAGAAGTGGTGTTATTTGTTTTAAAACAACAAGAGGATTTTGATTTGAATTACAGTAGAAAAAATCGTGGTTTAATCGCACAAAGATTATTAGAACAAGGTTGGAAAAAACCTAGGATTTGGCTTGCGTTTAAAGCACTACACAATCTTTTAAAAACAATCCCCCAAAACGAACTATTTTCGTAATATCACATAATTAACTGCTTAATTCTGCACTTAATAAAAAACATTCCCGTATAATAATAAAGAAATGCATGTACATTAAGCACCTGTTCCATGAATATAATTAAGTTTTACGAAGATTACAATATTGACTACAAAACAGAAGGCCATAAACATTGCCGTGATGGCTGGGTTAATACAAGTTGTCCATTTTGTACAGGGAACCCCGGATATCATTTGGGGTTCCCTATGGATGGCCATGTGTTTAAGTGTTACAGGTGTGGTAAACATAGCCTGTTAGAGGGGGTTTCTAAACTATTGTCCACCTCCTTTAGTGAAGCTAAAAGAATAGCACAGGAATACAAAGGAGTAACCACCATAAAACAAGTAAACACCCCTATAATTAAACCGAAAGGTTTTAAATATCCAAGCAATACATCCCCGATCACATCCACACATAAACGCTACCTAGAGGGACGTGGATTTGATCCAAAAAATTTGGTCAGAAACTGGGAGATTTTGGGAACTGGTCCACTTTCTTTTTTGTCAGATGGAATAAAACAAATTGATTATAAACACAGAATTGTGGCTCCAATTTATTGGAATGGTCAATTAGTTTCTTTCCAGTCCAGATCAATAAAGAAAAAAACAGAGCATGGGGATGTAAAATATTTAGCTTGTCCTAAGATAAGGGAACGGATCCACCATAAACATTTAGTTTATGCAAATCCAGCAAACTGGGAGAAAATGAAGAACGGAATTGGCATTGGAGTAGAAGGAATTACAGACGTATGGAAACTGGGAGAAAATGCGGTGTGTACTTTTGGGATAGAATACAAAGTACAACAAATAAATATAATTGCCCGACATTTTAAACGATTTGCTGTTGTGTTTGATGATGAGAGCCAAGCTAAAAGACAGGCCAAAAAATTAGTAGAAGAACTTTGTCTGTTTGGTGTGGATGCTTTTTACATTCCAATAGTGGGAGATCCCGGTGCTATGTCTTATGAAGAAGCGCACAAATTAACAAAATCAATAATAACTAAAATCTACTAACATGACAAAAGCATTCTTTTATTATTTATTGACTGGTTGGCGAAATACCTATTATTTTGGATATCCAAAATCGTATTTACCCGTCCTATGCATGTTCAAAGAAAAGAAACCGCCTCAACTAGGAACATTCATACAGAATTGTGCTGTTTTTTGGTTTCAAGAGGCCGGAACAGTATTCTATGCCAACACAACAACTTTGGCAAAGGATAACAAAGGAATCGCTAAAGAATCGCTATTAAAAAAGGCTACCGCGGTACATTATACGGTAACACATTGGAAAAAGGTTGAGTAAGTACGTAATTTGGAGGATGTTTTAAATAATTATACCTTTGTTTTTCTCCAAAGTAAGTAGATCAAAAAAACTGTTCGACAAGGAACAAAATAATATTTAAAAAAGGCTCATTAGATGCAGGTGCTTGTTCCACCTCTCTTTTGGGCCTTTTACTATCTAAAAAATAAATACCATGAAACGTACTACAAAAAAAGAAAAGCAGTTAGATTTAGACGTAGAAGAAGCTTTGTTTGCTTATCTATATAAAGAAGTAAAAGATTTAAAGTTAATTGCTTTATTTCTTTTTATCAAAGCCCATCACATTTTTTGGACACATGCCGATTTTTGGATGGAACAACTTGCTTTTATGAATATGAACAAAAACACACAAAATACACATATCAAAAAATTAGAAGCGTTTGGACTGATTAAAAGAATGGCTTTACGTGACAAAAATAAAAGAGTGGCCGGAACCATTTGGGGAGTTGCCTTAAATAAACAATTTGATTTTCCTATGGATGAATTAAATGCTATTTTGAAAAAAGAAAATTTAACATGTACCAAACTGCCACAAAAAAAATAACAGTATGAAAACAGCAAAGGACATCGAAGAATTGTACACAACTGAGCAGGGTGCTTATATTGTAAACGTAAAAGTTTTAAAAGAACTAGGAATTGGGGCGGCCCTTCTTTTAGCTTTATATATGGATTTTACACTTAACAAAGCATTGCCGGATGGATGGTTCCTATGCCCAAATAAAAAAGCGGAGCACCTTATGGGGTTCCCCACAACAGCGATGGTAGGAAGAAGCAAAAAAACACTACAAAAAATAGGCATCCTAAAAACAAAAAGAAAAGGCCTTTACGAATTGCTTTATGTTGATATTATGAAAATGAAACAACTCATTGATAAAAAATAAACTATGACAACAGAAAGAATATTGAGCCAAGAACAATATCATGGGCTTATAAAGGAATTAACCAGAACGGATGGCTATTTATTATTGCATAAAAAATTAATTGAGCATCTGGGTGGTTTTATTGCACTTGTTTTGTCTAACTACGTGGACAAGCATATTTATTTTGAAAAGAAAAATCCCGCTGCAAACGGTTGGTTTTTCCTTACATTAGATCAACAACAACAACAACTTGGAGTGCCTAGGTCTTTTTTAATCAAGTATAAAAAAATAATTGTCGAACTAGGTTTTCTTAAAATAGAAAGAAGAGGTCTTCCTTCAAAAGAATGGTTTAAATTGGACTATGAAAAATTAGCATTTGTTTATTTACATGAGGCAGAAAAAGACATGATGGCCCCTGACTTCCCTATGGGGCTAGGCACCGAGACATCTGGGAGGCAAGCCAAGGCAAATCGCAGTAGGCTTATCAACAGTAAAGATGGGTGTCAAGTAACCAGTAAAGACGAGTGTCAAGCCACCACAAATCTCAGGTCACTATATAAGGAGAACATATTTAAGGAGAACAAAGAAAATAACAAGAGTATAAATACTCTTGTTTGTGCATCTGACAATGCACCACCAACAAGAAATAAATATATTAAATCTAGCCAATTTGAGCGTATATGGAATATTTATCCAAATAAGAAAAACAAAGGGGGAGCCATAAAAACATGGAACAGCTTTACGGGTTCCAGTAAAAAGAAACCAAAACCAACCTACCGAGAATTAAGAAAAGCCATACGTGAATTTAAAAAATGCCAGCAATGGCAGAATCCTGTATATATACCAATGTTTACCACATTTATGAACCAATTCCGTTGGTTAAATGATCCACACGAATCATTATACCCAGAAATAAAACCAAAAGCAACAAATACAAATGGTTCCAGAGGTACGGATGGAAAGAAACCAGACCATATCCTATACAAAGACAACACAACTCATATAAAAGCAACTTGGTAAAGCGCAAACGTTATGAAATGTACTATCTGCAACAAAAGAGGGGCAATGAAAAATTTAACTTATTGTCTTTATTGCCACAGGGAATCAATTTGGGTTAACAAAACCCAACCTGCGTTTTTATCCGCTCTTCCAGAAAGAATAGCAAAACAAATAATGCAATTTTCTTTTGGTACGCTTGACAAAGTGGGCAGCTCTTATTTGTATGGTCCTATCCGTACCGGAAAAACATTAATGGCCTGTGCTATGATGATGGCGTATGCCCACAAAAAACATCATGCTAATGAAGCCGCATCTTTTGCTTTTGTAGAAACCCCAATTTTGTTACAACGATTAAAAAATACATACAACAAAGACGCAACGGAAACAGAACAATCTATTTTGGAACAATATCAAAATACGGACATCCTTGTGTTGGATGACATTGGCGTACAGAAGACCTCAGATTGGGCGTATGCTATTCTTTATATGATTATAAACCACAGGTACAATAATTACAAGACTACCATATTCACATCAAACTGTTCTTTGGAAGAATTAGCAGACCAAATGCAAGACGACAGAATTACCAGACGGATTGTAGATATGAGTGATGCAGTTGTGGAAATGTCTCGTTAAAAGCAAACTATGAACCACGAAAAAATAACAGAACGTCAGATTATTCTAGCAATGCTTGTTTCTGATGACTATATGAAACAGGTCAGAGAATGTTATCGACCTGAGTATATGCGTTCCGATGCCGCTGGGCGGATCACCCGTTGGGCGGTGGAGTACTATGATAAATATAACAAAGTAATGCAGGAAGGGATTACAGAGGTTTACGTTGATAAAATTAAAAAAGAACACATTTCCGAGGAAGTTGTCGAGCAAATAGAAAATATCTTAGAGTCCATTTCCGACGAATATGATAGAGACCAATTCAATTTTGAATACATTGCCGACAAAACAGAAATATATTTTCAGGCACGAGCAATTGAATTAAATAATGAGAAAGTCCAAGTGCTTTTGGATAACGGCGATGTGGAGGAAGCAAATGCTTTAATTGCAAACTTCTCTCCACCTAAAAGAAAAATAGCACAGGACATTGATTTATCCGACCCTGCTATTTTAGAGCGAGTTTCGCAGGCATTTGCAGAAACAGCCCATCCCTTGTTTAAACTTCCGGGAGCCTTGGGGGAATTGATAAATGAGCATTTACTTAGAGATTGCTTTGTTGCGTTGCAAGGTTCCGAAAAGCGTGGAAAAACTTGGAATTTGATGGAGTTGGCTTTGAAAGCATCCAAACAAGGGTGCAACGTAGCTTTGTTCCAAGCTGGGGATATGAGTGAAAAACAACAACTTCGCAGAATTGCAATTAGTCGGGCGCATTTATCGGACAAAGCGGAGTACACAGGATGGCAGTATGTTCCTGTCAAAGACTGCCTATTGCAGCAAACGGACCAATGCACCAGACCAGAACGAGAATCTGAACTTAGTTTGTTTAAACAAAAATACAAACGGGAAGACATTACAAAAGATATGCTTTTAGAAGCAGCGGCCGAAAACCCAGAATATGAGCCTTGTCGCAATTGTTCCAAAATCATCGGTATTCCTTGGCTTAAAAAAGTAAACTTGGGTTCGCCTATTACAGAGGACCAAGCAAGGCAGGAATTTCAAAGATTCTTCGTGAATAATGGACGTAGGTTCAAACTCTCGACCCATGCCGCACAAACTTTGACGGTAAAGGACATTGAACACAAATTGGATGAATGGGAAAAAGACAATTTTATTGCAGACGTAGTTGTCATTGATTATGCCGATTTACTTGTGTCTTCTGTAAAAGAGTTCCGACATTCGCAGAACGACATTTGGATGAATTTGCGAGGCTTATCCCAAAAAAGACATCTTTGTTTGATAACAGCGACCCAAGCTGATGCAAAAGCGTATGAAACAAATACATTGACTTTGCAAAACTTTTCTGAGGATAAGAGAAAATATGCACATGTGACCGCTATGTTTGGACTAAATCAAGACAAAACAGGCAGGGAAAAAGAATTAGGAATATTGCGGTATAATATAATTTTAGCCAGAGAAGGGGATTTCAATGCAAATAAATGTGTTTGTGTTTTGCAAAGTTTAAAACAAGGTAGAGCGATAATCACCTCATATTGGTAATTTCAACTATCTTAAAAATAAATTACAAATAAATGGGCAAATCCACACTTAATAAAAAACATTCCCGTATAATAGGGTAAATATAACGAACGAACATGGGACAATACGAAAAAACGACAGAGGCCACAAGTACGGAGATTGAAAATAAATTTTCTTTCGAGCAAATTGTGTACATGATAGTGGATCTTGAACGAACACCACACATGGTGATGGGGATTGTTTTTAGACAACATAGTATTGAGTACATAATCTCAGATAGGTACTCGGATGAGAAAGTAGTTCGAGAATGTGAAATTAAAAAAAGGATGCCGTAAACTGTAAAGAGCGGAAGGGTAGTTCGCATATCCTATCCTGACATACATCCTTTTTACAATACAAAGAAGTGGATTACCTGCTCAATGTTTAATCAGGGTTACTGACTAATTGTTTTTCTTACCGGATACAGGAATCCACTTCTTTTATCTATTACTCACTTAATAAACCACAAATTATGAATCGAGCAAGAAGAAGAAGTTATGAACGCGAAGAGGGACGCATCAAACAAGGGAAACCCAGATTTAAACAAAATTGCAGAAAAGCGACCCGCGGACGCATAGTGCAGATGGTGGCTAAGGCGCACGGAGCATGGACTTGCATCAGAATGCTCCCATAAGCGCCATGCCCTATGATAAGAACAACATTTAAACGGAACGTAATGACAAATCCATACCCAAAACCAAGGGGGAATCGGCAATATGACAAAGAATCCTTATTGCACATATTAAGAAAAGATGTGCATACATGGAATACACAATGGACGAACAGAGTGATACGCAATTTGTCTGTTGTTCAGTTGCTATGTCAAGCATATCCAACTTATCGGGAAGAGTATTGCTATTGGGCCTTTGCATTAGGAATGATACAAGGTAAAATTTAACTATGACACATATTTCAAATAAAAAGGACGGAGATGGTTATGGATATGAATTTGGCTATGTTTCTGGGTCTGAGGATTATTAATTTTAAAAATAAGAAAAATGTACACAATCAGCAAAGAGTTTCATTTTAGCGCAAGTCATATTCTATTTGGCTTAAATGATGGACATCCATGTGGAAGAATGCATGGACATAATTACATAATTGTAGTCGAATTGAAAAGCCTTATCTTAAATGATGTTGGGTTTGTAAAAGATTACAGGGAACTGGATCCAATTAAAAAGTGGATTGATGACAAGTTAGACCATCACCACCTAAATGATGTACTAGACAAAAACAACGATCCACTTTTTAAAGGCAATCCTTCTGCGGAAACTATGGCGCGCACATTGCTTGTGGTCTTTCAGAACTTAATTAAAGATGCAACAATAACAGCAATAACAGTAAAGGAAACGCCAAAAACAGCGGCTACTTTTTCATATAACGATTAGCTATGATAAAACAAATAATCAAAGCAAACAAAAGCAGAGTAACAGCCCCAATTCCAGAAGGGGTTCCGTTTCTCAATGTGTCTGAGTTCTTCTTCGACACAATACAAGGGGAAGGTGTAAATACAGGGTGCCCTGCTGCTTTTTTAAGATTGCAAAATTGCACAATGAATTGTTTCTGGTGTGATACGGCTTCTGTTTGGAGACATGGCAATGCTTTTTCTATAAAAGACCTGCTCACAATGATACAGGACTCCGGATTGGTGTACAAATTAAAATTCGGGATGCATTTAGTATTAACAGGTGGTAGTCCATTACTACAACAGGAAATGTTGCAGATATTTTTAATACAATTTGAAATGACATTCTCTTTTTTGCCTTATTTGGAAATTGAAAATGAATGTGTGATTATGCCTTCTGCCTACATGCAGAACGAGATAACTTGTTGGAACAACAGCCCAAAACTTTCTAACTCTGGAAATTGGAAAGGATTGCGGTACAATCCAGAAGTCTTACAAGCATTATCTAAACTACGAAATAGTTGGTTTAAGTTTGTTGTAAAGGACGAGAAGGATGTGCAAGAAATTGAGAAGGATTTTGTACAAACAAATTACATTTCAAAATCCCAAATTATTTTAATGCCACAAGGAGGGGACAGAAAGGAATTGGAAGAAAATCGAGACTATGTGGTTTCCCTTGCTGTTGAAAATAATTTTAGGTATTGTACCAGAGAGCATGTAGTTCTATGGGATAAAATGACAGGGGTATGAAAATAACAAAAAATAAATTACGATTGGCAGCAATCTATTTCAATAAACTGATGGTTTTGGAACCGCAAATTTCCTTAGAACCAAAATTTGGAAAGAAGTATTTAATTAAAAAACTTTGGCAGGCTGCATTGACTGCCAATTTTCCTAAAAAAGAATACCCAAAGCAAGTAAGAAAACTTCTTAATGCTATTGGTGCGTTCGATAAAATAGATTAACTTTGAGTTTTTACCAAATCAAATTATTATTATTAATTATTTAATCAAAACAACCATGAAAGATTTAAAAAAAGCAGCAGAAGAATTAAATGATGTGCTGGGACTGGTTCCTGCAATCAAAACCACTGGCAAAGTAAAAGAACCAGCTTTGAAAAAATTAGTAATCGAAGCGGCCGCAGAACTTGTGGAAGATGACAAAGAGGATGTTTCCGAAGAAGTGCAAGCCATTTTATCGGGGCTTGGTGTCGAATTGCCTTGGGAGGCTTCTGCTAATGAGGATGCAGACGAGGACGAGGACAATGATGATGCAGAGGAAGAAGAGGAAGAAGAGGAAGAAGTAGTAGTTGTTGCTAAAAGCAAAAAAGGGAAACAGAAAAAAGAAAAAGCCAAAAAAGAGGAAGACGAGCAAGACGAGGAAGACGAGCAAGAAGACGAGGAAGACGAGCAAGAAGACGAGGAAGAAGAAGTAGTAGTGGATGCCCCTAAAGCCAAAAAAGAAAAAGCCAAAGGGAAAAAAGAAAAAGCCAAAAAAGAGGAAGCTGCCCCAGCACCTAAAGCTAAAGGAAAACGCCCAGAAAAAGCACAAGGAACATCTGGATCTGGAAAAGGTGTGATTGCCACAATTAAGGACATCCTGTCAAAAACCAGCAAAAAGAAACAAGTTACCAAACAAGACATTTTAGATGCATTGGTAATTGAGTTTCCTGATAGGGCTGCTAGTAGTATGAAAAGTACCGTAAATGCACAAGTGCCCGGAAGAATTTCAAGAGAAACTGACATGGACATTGAGAAGTCCGCTGATGGTAAGAAATTCTACAAAGCATAATAAAGAAATTGTGATTTACTAATAAAAAGGCAAGGCAACCTCCTTGCCTTTTTTAATCTTTTTTAATTATGAAAGTATTAATAGCTTTATCTGGTGGCTTAGATAGTGCCACGATGCTTGCCCATTACATCCATGAAGGGTATATTGCGGAAGGTGTTTCCTTTTATTATGGAAGCAAACACAATGATTCAGAAATTGCTGCGGCCAAAGAAATTGCAGCCCATTATTCTATTAACCATTCTGTAATTGATATGAGTGGTGTAATGAAAGACTTCAAATCGGATTTATTACTATCTGGTGGTGTCATTCCTAAAGGACACTATAATGATGCCAGTATGAGCAGAACTGTTGTCCCAGCACGAAATTTAATTTTTGCATCCATCCTTACTGGTCTGGCTCAATCTAAAGAGATACCTTTTGTCGCATTAGGTGTACACCAAGGAGATCATCATATATACCCAGACTGCCGTCCAGAATTTATTGAAAGTCTTAAATACACGGCTCTATTAGCTAGTGACGGCAAAGTGCGCATTATCGCCCCATTCCTTACCCATTCCAAGGCCGATATTGTAAAACTTGGGCTGTCCTTACAAACCCCATATCATTTCACAAGAACGTGCTATGAAGGCCTTGATAATATTGCGTGTGGGAAGTGTGGATCTTGTGTTGAGCGATTAGAGGCATTTAGACTTAATGAAAGCATTGATCCTATTTTATATATTAATGACGAATTTTAAATAAAAAACTATGTGTGACAACTGTAATTGCAACCATGTTACGGACGAAGACCCAATGACAGCCTATAATTCTAATAAACAAGGTATTCAAAATATGATGCGTTGGATAGGAGAAGACCCAAACAGGGAGGGTCTTTTGGAAACCCCGAAGAGAATTATTAAAATGTGGGATGAAATTTATTCCGGATATCGCAAAAATGCAGAGGACTTGTTGACAGTCTTTGATTCGGATGGGTATGACCAAATTGTTTTGTTGAAAGACATAGAATTTTATTCTATGTGTGAACATCACAACCTACCTTTTATTGGAAAAGCACATATTGCCTATATTCCAAATGGAAAAGTAATTGGCATTAGTAAACTTGCTAGGTTGTTAGATATGTTTGCAAAGAGAATGCAAATTCAGGAACGACTTGGGCAACAAGTAACAGATGCATTGATGGAACATTTGAAACCACTTGGGGCCGCTTGTATTATTGAAGCCCAACACATGTGTATGCAAATGCGAGGGGTACAAAAACAAAATAGTGTGATGGTAACCTCTTCATTGCGTGGTGCATTTATGGACAATAGTTCTGCCAGACAAGAATTAATGCTCCTTCTTAAATGAAAATGAAAATGTACTTTGCTGGGACAATGGGATCAAGCAGGAGAGAGACACATTTGCAGAAATTTTTGGAAAACAGGTTACTTTCTTTTTGGGATATTCTGCATAAAAAAGCTATGGTTCCCTATGCTTTTGAGTTGATAAAATATAAAAAGAAACAAAATGAAAATAGATTTAAAAGTTCCGTGTCAAATTGATATGTCTGTTATTAATAGACAAATGGCCATTGTTGATCAAAAGAAAATGGAACTAAAAAAAGCCATTGATGCCCTTGCGCATACTTCTGTTGAACTGGTATTGGGGCATGGCAAAACACCTCCTGTGGAAGTAGAAAAGAAAAAACAATACCCTCCATCTCCGAAACTGCTGCAACTTCCAACAGACCAAAGAAAGAAGGACTTTATGAAGGCCTTGTATGACATGAAATTAAAAGAAACAAAACTATTCTTTGATGCTTTTAGTGAACAGCAAGCAGAGGCTATACTGGAAGAGATATGGGGGGTTGTTTTGGCTTTATTAAGCGGGAACACTCCCATAGCTCAACAAAACGATGTAAATGGGATATTCCAACCGGACTACCCGGAGTGGCGGGACCTTTTAAATCCACAAACAAAAAAATAATACATGATTCTTATGTTTGCAGGTGTCCCGGGGGGAGGGACATCTGGGTGGTGTAGAAGAGAAAAGGAACTCACACCAATGTGGACGCATCGATTATGGACATATTATTGGATAGTTAAAGACAAAGGAAAAATGGAAAAGCCCAATACTGTTAATTTATTTTTAGATTCTGGCGCATTTAGTGCATGGACACGTGATGAGAATATAGATGTAAAGGTCTATATTGCTTTTATTAAGAAAAATAAAAAGTACATCGACCATTACTCAAACTTAGATATCCTTTGTTCTGTGCGCACTAATCTTGCTTCTGCTAGGAAAAAAGCAGCGGAAGCTACTTTATCAAACCAAAGGAAAATGGAAAAAGCTGGGCTGGATCCAATCCCTGTTTTCCATTATGGGGAACCATTTGAATACTTATCATATTACATTGAAAAATATAAGTATATTTCAATAGGTGGATTAGTTGGAGTGCCGACAGGATTAGCCATGGAATTTTTAGACCTGTGTTTTTCAAAATACATTTGTGATGAAAGAGGGCTGCCTCGTGTAAAGATACATGGGTTTGGCATGACTTCTTTGCGAGTGATGCTAAGATACCCATGGTATTCCGTTGATTCTACTAGCTGGGTTGTGACAGGAAGAATGGGAGGAATTTATGTGCCTGTTTTCAAAAAAGGAAAATGGGTATATGATGAAACCAGTCATAAAATAGCGGTATCTAGTAAAAGCCCAACAAACAAAGAAAAAGGGAAGCACATAGAAACAATGAGTCCCGCACAAAAACAACAAGTGCTGGATTATATTCATGATAAAGGGTATGTTTTAGGGAAATCCTCCTTTAGAACTGTGCCCAATAATTATGAGTTGAAAGAGAATGAAACATGGGCAGAAAAAAAGAATGGCAGCACAGACCCACGAAAGATCGAAATTATTGAAGAACCAGGAATAAGCAACAAATATACATTAAGGGATGAATTAAATATAATTTACTTTAATGATTTGCAAAAAAATATGAGAAGCTGGCCTTGGAAATTTAATATAAACAAAACACCTAATTTGTTTTAAAATGTT